ATAGAAGAAGCTACCTGCTGTATCTAAACTTGCTCAAAGACTGCTGCCTAAAGTAAGGAAAGCTGAAGTTGAAAGATTAAGAAGTGCACGAAAGCAAAGAAACGAAGCTACAGAAGTACCTCAAGATCAAGACATAAAAGATAGGAAGGGTACTCAACCAAAGAAATACTTCAAAGACCTTTCCAAGTCTACTAAGACAGCTCGTGATGCTCATTTCAAAAAGTATGCAAAGAGAGATGACAGTAATCCAGATAATTATAAGCCTGCTCCTGGAGACTCTAAAGGTAAGACGAAACCATCTGTACACACTACCAAATTTAAACAGATGTTTGGTGAAAAACTCCAAAAGGATACTGTGATTGGAGGTAAGTCTTACAAGCATATGGAACTATGTGCTGACGCTGTAAAAGCATTTAAAAGAGACATAGCCGATGATAGTCTTGACAGAGATAAAGTTGAAACTGCTCTAAGAGCAGTTGACAAGTACCTAGGAATTGAAAGACGTGCTCTTAATAATAAGAATGCAACTGACGCAGATGTAGAAGAGTTTAAAGAACTTCAAGCGATTGCAAAGCAAAAGATAAAGGATGCCGGACTTAAAGGTCACACCTATCACGATTTGCATTTAAGAACTATGATGACTCTCAATAAGAAAGTCAATGAAGACTACAATACTCCTGCAGCAGATAATGTTGATGGAAATAAAACTTATCCAAGGTTTGCAGCATTAACAGACTTAGATTTAAACACATATAATCGAAATCTAACTGTTGATGAATATAGTTACGGTCCTGCTAATCCAGGTAACGAAAAAGATTCTCAAGCGTTTTGGGAAAAGAAAGCTGATTTATGGAACACCAGTGTAGATCAAGTTAAGTCTATGCGTTGTAGTAACTGCTCAGCATTTAACCAATCAGATGAAGTTAAAAAAATGATGAGTGATGCGCTTGGTCCAAAAGGAAAAGATATTATTGAAATGGCTGATCTTGGATATTGTGAGTTCTTTGAATTCAAATGTGCTGGTGCAAGAACTTGTGATGCTTGGGTTGGTGGTGGTCCAATTACTGAAAGTATGCCTGATCAAACTGACGATGTAGCAGATATCGTCCCAAGTCGTATTCGTGTTTCAATGATTTCTGGTTCTAAGAAGCGTATGCTTAATGATAAGTTTGAGAAGATAACTTCAGAACAAGATAATGCTGAAAGAACTAAAGAGAGACATTCTTCTGAAAAAGAAAGGCTTAGAACTCAACATAAGAGAGAGCGGGAACAGCAGAAAGCGAATCACGATAGACAAATCAAGCAAGCTAGAGTAAGAGATGTTCGTTCTGAAGATTTAGATGATATGTTTGAGTCTTTACAGAGACGTCAACAAAAATCTAGTTCTAGTATAGTTCCACGAGATGTTTACTCTTTAGAAGAAAAGCAGATAGCTGCTCTTAAAAAGAAGTCTGAAAAAACTGGTATACCCTATGGTATTTTGAAGAAGGTTTATAACAGAGGTATGGCAGCTTGGAAATCAGGTCACCGGCCGGGTACAACTCCCCAGCAATGGGCTTTTGCTAGAGTAAACAGTTTTGCTACCAAGTCTAAAGGTACTTGGGGAGGCGCTGATAAGGATCTTGCTCAACAAGTAAGAGGACGAAAAGAGTCAGTTCGTGTTGGACCATATATGGGCAAAGCTGAAGTCTCTGAGCAACAGGATGGTCGTTGTCCTCGAACAAAAGCTGAACAATGCCATTGTGATAAGTTAAATGAGATTAATGAAGCTGATCAACCAGTAAAAGCTATAGTTGAACTTTTGCACAGTGATAAAGTAAAAGGCAACATTACTCTTACTCAATCTCCAGGTGAAGCTACTATCATAACTGGCCAGGTCACCGGCCTTGCTCCAGGTAAGCATGGTTTCCACATACACGAGTTTGGAGATTTCTCTGATGGTTGTAAATCAGCTGGAGGTCACTATAATCCTGAAGGTGTAGATCATGGTGACTTAGAAAAAGGCCATGTTGGTGATCTTGGAAATGTGATAGCCAACAATAATGGAGTTGCTAACATTAGTATAACAGCTAATAGAGTTTCTTTATTGGGCGAACAAAGTGTTATCGGTAGAGCTATGATAATCCACTCTGATGAGGATGATCTAGGTAAAGGTGGAGATGCTGAATCATTAAAGACTGGAAATGCTGGTGAACGTCTTGCCTGTGGAGTTATTTCTCTTTCTGATGTACAATCCGAAGATTATGGTGCAGGTGAATTTGGTACTACTAAGTTAGTCAAGAAGTATAAAGAATTCACTCCGGGCGAAAAAAAAGAGGAGTGGATGAGGTTTGAATCTTGCTGTGAAGATTGTATGGAAGAGCTTCATATTACGGAAGCAGAATATGAAGGTAAGAAAGTCAAGTTGAATGATCCTATCCGTACATCCGAAGATCCTAAAAAGAAGTTTAAGGTTTACGTTAAAGATCCACAAAGCGGTAATATTAGGGTTGTAAGATTTGGTGATCCAAACTTATCAATAAAGAGAGATAATCCAGCCCGCCGAAGAAACTTTAGAGCTAGACACAATTGTGATAATCCAGGTCCAATCACTAAACCTAGATACTGGAGTTGTCGAATGTGGTCTAAAAGGAATGTATCAGATTTAGATTGATATAGGATTTTGTTATGAGAGGTTTTGAAGCGATCCAAAGGGTCGTTGAGTATGATGATATTGATACCGTTCTTGATATAGGATCGTGGAATGGTGAACATGCAAGTTTTTTGAGGAACTATGGTAAAACTGTTAGCACTGTAGACTTTAATGTCAAAGCTGACTATCAAGGAAACTATCTTGATCTGAAGTTACCACAGTTTGATTGTATTTGGTGTTCTCACACTTTAGAGCACCAAACTAATCCAGGAACTTTTTTGAAAAAGTGCTGGGTTGATATAAAAGATAATGGACTGTTTGCTATAACAGTACCTAGTATGGAAAAGTACGGTACTAAGGTTGTAGACGGTCACATGACTTATTGGAACGCAGGCGTGTTACTTTATAATCTAATTCTAGCTGGATTTGATTGTAGTAAAGCTCGGGTTTCAACTTACAACGATGAAGTGTCTGTATTGGTTCGTAAGATAAAAGCAGACCTCCCAAGAATATCTAGTGACAGAGGAGAAATAGATAGACTGTCAAAGTTCTTCCCTATTGATGTATCACAAGGGTTTGATGGATCAATTAAGGAGGTTAACTGGTGAAGGTTGGAATCATAACTAACCAAAGTGGTTCGATTTATCTTGATGCTGCTTTAGCGTTTGCTACTCTTTTTGATGAGTGTTATATTGGATCTGAAGACGAAATTTCATCTGAACTTGATAGCTGTGACGTATTCGTTGTAGTAGGCAACTACTTTGTAAACTACAACACCAATAGAGCTGGCCCAGCTAAGAAGTTTGTTTATGCATCTGGTAAGCCATTTATAGTTGTCACTGGTAGTTTATTTAACGTAAAGAAACCTGATCGTGTAAGACTTAATGTTAATGGCTTCTGTAACAACTTTGCTGTAATGCCACCAAGTAACCCTGACAGACTGATAAAGTTACTTTCTCATTACAAAGTCAACAACATTGGTAAGCACGAAAGAGGTGATAAGATTGTCATAGCTCCAAACGCATTAGCTAGTCCTATGATGTTTGGTAAGGATGTTGATAGGTGGATTTACTCTGTACTAGATGAGTTGGAGGACATTACTGATCGACCAATACAGTTGAGGTACCACCGTAAGAACGTAATTGCACATAGCGATTGGTTTCAAAGAATTCATAAAAGGTTTGGAGATCAGATAGATATATGTACTGACACAAAGGATGATCTTGGTCCATTAGAAGACGCCTATTGTGTTATAACGTACAATAGTACCTATAGTGCACTGTCATTGCTAACTGGATCAAGTAATATATCAATGCACCCAGGCAGCTTTGTTTATGAACTGACAAAGAACGATCTATCTACTGAGAGTCTTACTTACTATCCAGGTTACAATGAAATTGAAAGCCACTATGGTAAACTTGCTAACATGGAATGGTCGCTAGATGAGATAAAAGATGGCAGTGCTTGGAAAGTGCTTGCACCTATGGTCGAAGAAAATATACAACTTAATAGAGATTGGTTATGAAGTGGCTTGATAAACTGATTGGGTTACCTGTTGAAGATAATCCAATTGATAAAGTAATCACGGAAAAAGGTCAGCATCCAGAGGTAAATAAAGTATATGAAGCTAGGTGGGTTTGGTATCACACTATCCTGGCAATCGAAATTGGATTTACAAATATACTTCTTTTGTTAATCCTTGCAGTCTTAGCATTTAAGTGAGATCATTATGTTAACGGTTTATGTTGGTTGGGACTCGAAAGAGCCCGAAGCGTTTGATGTATGCAAGTATAGTATAGAAGAGACTGCTTCAAAACCTGTATCAGTAATTCCATTAAAGAAGAAGCAGTTTATAGATAGACAGCTGTACTGGCGACAGGAAGATAGTAGAGATAGTACTGAATTTACTATAACAAGATTTATGGTACCTTGGTTAAATGGATACAGTGGTAAAGCTATATTTTGTGATTGTGATTTTCTGTTCGAACACGACATCTTTGATTTAGTTTCACAATTTGATAAAAACAAAGCAGTGCAAGTTGTCAAGCATGATTATACTCCCAAGGAGAAAGTTAAATTTCATGGCCATGTACAACACGTTTATCCGAGAAAGAACTGGTCAAGTATGGTAATGTGGAATTGTGGCCACCGTGCAAACAGTGCCCTAAACTTGGATGTGATAAATACTAAAGACCCAAGTTTTTTACATCAGTTTCAATGGTTAGATGATGATCAGATAGGTGAAGTAAGTCACGAATGGAATTGGTTGGAAGGACATTATCAAGAACCAGAAGATGGTAGTCCCAAAGCTATTCATTTCACCAGGGGTGGTCCTTGGTTTGAAGGATACGAGAACGTACAGTATGCTGACCGATGGTTGGCTACACAAAAGAGGTTAAAAGAAAAAAATGAATCATCGATCACTGGAAAATTCGATCAGAGATATCATGGCAAGCTCAGTAGAGCCATCAACTCTTGATGAAATAGTAGACCCTATTGATGAGGCTACAGAAGATCACCACGACAAACCTGAAGAGCATGAAGAAGTAGTTGAACTTGATGAAGATGGTCATGCTGATGTTGCATCTGCAATGCGTCAGTGTAAGACTGTAATTGAAGATGCTCAAGAGATTATGAGTAAACTTCAAAGCATGAGTCCTGAGGATTCTTTACCCACTTGGTGGAGTAACAAGCTAGCAGTAGCATCTAATAATATGAACAAAATGAGGGACTACATTGTAAACCCTATTGATGAAGAAATTGATCACTCCGAAGAAGAAGAGCTCGATGAAAAAATGGATGCTTTTGATCGTAGCATGAGAGCTACGGTCCGAGGTGGAAAAACGGCTGCTTACATTCAGAAGAAGGCTAAGGATCGTGCTGATCTAAACAGAAAGAACGATCCCAGTATGGCTAGGAGAGGATACGCCTTATCAGTAACGGACCGTGAAAAGGCAATGAAGAAGGCTAGAAAGCGTGGTCTTGAACCTAAGTATCCTACTCAGAAGTTTGGTAAGCGTAAGTTACCTGAAGATGAAGTTAATGAAAAGACTCTCACTCCTGCTGAGAAGAAGAAGCGTGAAGAGATAGCACAAGCCATAGCACGAGATGATCCTAAGATGCCAATGGACAAAAAGATGGCCATTGCTACAGCAACAGCAAAGAGGGTTGCAGAATCAGATATTTCTGATCTTAACAAGACCTTAATCGAAAGAGCAATAAATCGAAAACCATAAATAGAGTAAAACCTCGGAGAATAATCGTGGACCTTCATAAACGACTTGGTATCTCTGACAGCCTTCTTGATGCTGTTAAAGATATAACAGAAAAGAAGCACATGGATCCAGTCAATCCAAAGGCTTTGAAAAAAGACTTTGATGATCGCAAGGACAAGGATATAGACAATGATGGTGATGTAGATAAGTCGGATAGTTATCTTCATAACCGTCGTAAAGCCATCAAGAAGGCTATGAAGAAAGATGAAGCCAAGCATGGTATGAAGAAAGATAAAATGAATGGCAGTAAAGATGATATCGATACTGAACCTCAGCTTGATAATAAGATGGACGAGTCAACAGATCTTCAAGAAGCTAGCATTATCATTCACTACAAAGATCCTAAAACTGGTAAAGAACACAAAATGCATGTGTTTACTGCCCAGGACGCTGCTCAAGCAGAAAAAGATCTTAAGCGTCAAGGAATGAACATCATAAAGAGAGAAATGGGTGAAGAGCTATCTTCTAAAGAAAAGATGAAGCGTGGTCTTTATAACAAGAAAGAAGAGATGTCTTCAAAAGAAAAGATGAAGCGCGGTCTCTATAATAGTAAAGAAGACAAGTCTCCAGCTGGAGTTGATGATGGAGCTGTCGATAAGCACAATTGTGCTACCCACGTTTACCACGAGCAGTGGGGTAACGGTCAAACCATTACTACTATGCATGCAGAACCAGACAGCAACGGTTTTGTAGAATGGTACGATGTATTGTTCGACCACGGTATAGAGAAGGGAGTACCTGTTGCAGAGATGAAGGTAACTCGCGAAATGTCTCACGGATCACATAAAAAGAAGAAATAGGAGAACTCTAATGTCTGCATGGGGAAACAAGGACGATATAGCTTCTCCAGGAGTGGTAGCTCTTGCCGGGCTTACTGTTACTGGTGGGAACACGTTCTTTTCTAATAACTTTTCAGTAGGTCAAACTATCAGTATCAACAATGCTGGTGGTGATGCTACTATCCTTAGTATTACTAACAACACTATTATGACACTTACGTCTAATACCGAGTTGACTAGTGGTACTCTTACTGATAGAGCATATTCAGTTAGTGAAAAACCTGTTAATGTAATTGAAGGCGATGCTACTACTACTGGTACACAAGTGTTTGGTGTCGACGCAACAGAAGTTGGTGTCAAATTCTTCCGTATAGCTTCAGTAGCTATTTCAAATACAGGGGCTGGTTTTGCAAATAATGCCAAGGTGCAAATCGGTGGTGGAACTGGTACTGGTGCTAACGTAAACATCACTACTGATGGTCAAGGTGTACCATCTGCAGTAACTATTGTTAACGCTGGCCGATATACGGTATTACCAACTCTAGATAACAACCTGCCTAGCAACTTTGTTGGTAAAGGTTTACGTCTCAAGCTAACTGCCACAGCAGCAAGTGCAGCGAACGTAGCTCACGCAGGTTGGGTTAAGAGGATAGACGCTTACACTGATGCTCATGGTAACCGAAGAGAGAAAAGTGAGGTGCTCGTAGCAATGTCTACCATTACTGGTGATGCTGCTGACGATGCAAACTTCCCAGATTCATAAGGATTGAACCATGGCTGATCAAAAGGTCACTGAACTTACGAATCTTACTACTGCGGCTTCCGAGGATGTATTCTACATTGTAGATAATCCAAATGGAACTCCAGCAAGTAAGAAGATTACTGCTAAAAACCTTTTTGGCTCAGTTCCTGCGAATACTACTTTCACACATTTTGCTACTTTTAACAACAAAGTGACTGCTGCCAATGGCGTAGTCACTTTGGCTACTTCTACAACAGTTGGAAGTAACAATGCAACTAATGTACTAGGTGCTGGTATGCAAGGAAGTATTTTCTGGGATAGTAACTTCTTATATGTTGCTGTATCTAATACTCAAATAAAGAGAGTGGCTTTGTCAGTATTCTGATTTTTTTGTAATCAAAAAGTAAAATATAATGCAATTGAATGATAATAACTTTTCTTTATTTGCTGCCAAATACTACAACAATCCAAACTGCACTGATATACTTGAATTTCACGATGACCTTAATCGTATCAAGTATATCAAGCGTTTGCTTAAAGGTTATAGCGAAAGTGGAGAGCTTAAAGAAAGATTGATACTTAATCATCTTATTACTCTCTACAATGTTTTTGAACCTCCTGCCTGCACAAAGATGTTAGTTTTTAAACTTCCAGACTACCTACCAGTGCTAAAATCATTTTTATTACATCTTGAAGTATGGCAAGATCGTATTTCAGAACTTGGCTATAATAATGAAGTGATAAATAGTAATGATATTCAAACAGACGAATTTGCTGATTCAGTACTGGCCAACCTATGACAAAACCAGTTGATCTTTACGTCCTATACAGGTTCATCAAGGCTATAGCAACGCCTTTTGATGAAACACCTGCGTTTGATCTTGGAATAGTTGATAAAAAAGGTAAGTTGTTAAAAAAGCCAAAGTCAAAAGAAGAAAGGGATGCTTACGATCACTTTACTAGATTCACCTTTAACATAAAACGTATACTTGCTCGAGTAGGACTTGATAGAACCTATGCGACTTATGCTGGAGCACTGTTGTTAATGAAAGAAGGTGCTGAAGGGATAAGGTTAACTGATTTCGAGATAGAAGAGGCGCTAGTTGAGAATTTCAAATACTTGAGAGAAAACTCGGATAAGTCATTCAATTTTCTCAAAGATGAGATCGCAAATACTACTGGCGCTGCTGTTGCAGGTACTGGGGATGATCCTGTACACTGGGGTAAACCAAAAGGTCGTAAGCCAGTACTCGGCAGAGGTATCAACGGTCTAACATATTTGCGCCGAAGAAATAAAAAGAAAAAGGATGAAGCAAAAGCAGCAGATAAGATTAATGAAGTAAAAAGGATACCTCGTAAGAAAGGTCAACCAGCTGGTAGCAAGAAGCATAGCGATCTTTATACTGACGAGAATCCAGAAGGTACTATACATGGATTGAAGTTTGCTACTGTTAAAGATGCTGAAGCAAGCGTAACGAAGATACGTAATTCAAACAGAACTCATGCTCATAAAATTCAAGCTGCAATAGCAATGGAACAACGAGCTAAAGCAGCTGGTAAAAAGTCTGCTGCTGCAGTCTATAGAACTTATATTAATCAAATGAAGGAAAAAACTAAGAGGATGAGAGGTACAATTAAATCATCCTATCCAAGAACAGCCGGTAAATTAGAGGGGAGAGGGATATGAATAGTAAATGCAAATGTTGTAGTTGTTGCGCCTGTGATTGTTGTGAGTAAAAAATGAGAAGGGGTAGAGACCATTCAATAGTTGAATATATTGATATTCGTATCAGTCAGCTCGCTAATGATATGAGAAAAGCGAAAGACGATTATGATAAGCAATGGTATAACCGTATTATCCAAGAGCTTAGCTGGGCAAGATCTCAAGACCACAACTGTTATATCGATGAGGTCGATCACTGGAAGCAACACTATTATGTAAAGCGATCGGAAAAAAGATCTGTATGAAAACTTTTGAAGATTTCAGACAACCACCTAAACCAGGATCAAGGCCAGGCAGTATCAAAAGAAAGGCCTCTCAGTATCTTGGTAAAGGTGCTGGTGAAAAGGTTACTAAGTCTGATGCAGATAAACTTATAGCCATTGCAAAAAGACTTAAAGCAAAAGGTGGTGCTTCAAAGAAACGAGGCAACCAACTATATAAACAAGCAATGTTCATAAAGAACATGGGGAAGTAGAATGAACCGCGAGGCAGTTTATGAGCAGCTTAAGATCGACGAAGGGGTTGAATATGTCATATACAACGATCACCTCGGTTACCCCACGTTTGGAGTCGGTCACCTTATCGTCAAGGGTGATCCCGAGGATGGACAACCAGTTGGAACTCGAGTTACGGAGCAAAGAGTTAGGGACTGTTTCGACAAGGACCTTGATACAGCCATCGGAGAGTGTCACGCTCTATACGGAGAAGGGGACTTTGGAGGATACCCAGACGAAGTCCAGCAGATCCTGGTTAATATGATGTTTAACATGGGTCGCACTAGACTTTCCAAATTCAAAAAGTTTAATGCTGCCATTGCAGAAGGTGATTGGAAGACTGCTGCAGTAGAGGGAAGAGACAGCCTTTGGTATCGTCAAGTTACAAATCGTGCTGAAAGACTTATGGTGAGAATGGAGAAAGTATAATGCCTTTTTTGATTGTGTTATTGTTATTTGGATCTATGATTGGTGGAGGTTATTTTTACTACCAGGACAGTCAAGCTACTATTGCGAGACTAAGAGATAATAATGCTAAGTTGTCTTTAGTTGCTGAGACAAACCAAGCCACTATCGCTCAACTACAACAGGACGCAGTTGATACTGCTGAGAGGATGGAAGAGCTAGCAGTTAGAGCAAAAGAAGCTGAACAGTATCAAGATCAGCTGATAGCAAAATTTAGAAGACATGATCTTACCGCTTTGACTTTGCAAAAGCCAGGTATGATTGAGAAAAGAGTAAACAATGCAGTTGTTAAACTTGGAAAGGATCTTGAGGAGTATACCAGTGACAAACCAGCTGAAGTGGTTAACCCTAGTACTGATAGCGAGTAGTATGGTAGCATGTGGAACCGTAGATCCACAAGTAATAGTTAAAACAGAATACGTAGAAAAGAAGATACCTTTGCAGGCACACCCTAAAGGTGTGACTATGCATCCCGTATACTTTTATGCTGTTAATGAAGAAAACCTTGAAGAGTTTCTAGCTAGATTTCAAAAAGAAAACGCTGATGTTGTATTCTTTGCCATAAGTGTACCGCATTATGAAAATTTATCGTTAAACATGGCTGACCTGAAGAGATATATAGGACAGCAAAAAAGTTTGATTGTTTATTACGAAGATAGTATTGCCAAGCAGTCTGATCTTCCTGAGGATACCGAAGAGGTTGTTGAGTCCGGTTCGTTTTTAGGTATAGAAATAGATTAGAGGCTGTTATGGCTGTACAGACATCGCACACTGATCGTCTGAATCGTATCGAAGAAAAAATCGATAAGTTATCAGACGCTATGATTTCCTTGGCTCGAGCTGAGGAGAAGTTGATTGCTATAGAGAAGAACAATCATGCTAACTATGATAGGATGAATCGCTTCTCTGTCAAGTTAGATAACATTGAAGAAATTGCAAACGACAACGCTCGTACTATCGATGTTATTAAGAAGACTTTTTGGTTGGTACTTGGTGCTGCAGCTGTAGGAGCTGCAGGTCAATATTTTATGTAACTTGGAGGTTGTAATGGAACTTATTATTATTGGTATTGCTCTTTTAGTTGGAATGGCCTGGTGGATGTACACTAACCACGAAAAGGTCGAAGAAGTGGTTGAAGATGTTGAAGATGCTATTGATGAGATCGAAGAAAAGATCGAAGAAGTCAAGCAAGAGGTCAAAGAAAAACTTGATGACCTTCCTACTAAGGAAGAACTCAAGAAGCTGACCAAGGCTAAGCTAGAAGAGTTTGGTCGTGACCTTGGCATCGAGCTGGATAAGCGTAAAACCAAAGACAACATGATTAAAGAGCTCAACGAAAAGCTGGGCAAGTAATATGAAAAGTTTTTGGTATTGGATACTCTCTCTATTTAAGAAGGAGTACGATGTCACTGTATGGTTTGAGGGTAGTACCATTACCAACCCTGATGGTACTAAAGTATCTACTCGTGATCCTAAAACCTACAAGTGTAGTCATATTGTCAAAATTTCTCAGAAGCATATTAAGTTGATTCTTACTAGTAAAGATCTGGTCGAAATACGAACAGTCAATCCAGTCGGTTACGATATCAAAACAAGGAAGTGGTCACCTCCTACTAGTTGACATCCATTCTATTTCTCTGTATGATGTGCGGTGTCGCCGCTAATGAATGGTAATGTAATGAGTGAATGGATCGATCGTAAGTACGCTGGGATAGTATCGAACCGTCTGGATCGATTCCGTGTTACCGCTCATCAACCATATACTGCAAACTTCAGATGTCCAATCTGTGGAGATAGTCAAAAGAATAAGTGGAAAGCACGAGGATACTTCTTTACAAAAAAAGGAGGTATCTTTTACAAATGTCACAACTGTTCCTTCAGCAGCAATCTAACTAACTTTCTGAAGAATGTAGATCCTACACTACACAAGCAGTATGTGTTTGAGAAGTTTGCTGAGGGTAGGACCTCCAACAACAATCTATCTCATTTCGAGTTCACTCAACCAAAGTTCAAACCCAAGTCAGTATTGGATGAACTCTTTGTGCCTGTTGTGGGTACCCCTGCAGAGGACTATCTTCGTTCTAGAATGGTACCGGAGTTAGTTTGGCCATCTTTGTATTATGTGGACGACAGTCAAAAACTCGAAGATCTGAGTGAGAAATATAAGGACAGAGTTCTTGGTAGTGATCCTAGACTGGTCATTCCTTTTTATGATATTGACGATAATCTGATAGCAGTTAATTGTAGAGCTATTGCAGAATGTAAACTTAGATATATAACAGTCAAGATTGATGATGATGCTCCTATGATCTATAACTTGAATAAGATAGATCGTAACCGCACTGTATATGTTACTGAAGGTCCTTTAGATAGCATGTTTCTCGATAATAGTGTAGCAGTAGGGAGCAGTGATCTAAATGCTGTATCTAAAGTTTTAGACCGTGATAAAGTAGTATTGGTGTTTGATAATCAACCTCGTAATAAACAACTTATCCATACTATGGAGCAAGCAGCTGGCGATTACAAAATGGTCATTTGGCCAAGTTCATTATTACAAAAAGATATCAATGAAATGGTAATAAGTGGCGTGGACAATGTTCAAAACATTATAGATAATAATACCCTCCAAGGCCTTGCTCTTTCAGTAAGACTTAATCAATGGAAAAAAGTATAATGGTTCTTTTAACTAATGTCGCACTTACAAGAAAACAAAACGACTTACTTTGCACACCTTCAAAGAGCGTGGTGTGTATCTTTTATATGCTTCGTACATGGTTTGTTTCCAAACGTGTGGCAAACTAAAGCATCGCAAATATTGTGCGATGATCGAGACGAGTAATGTATTCAGACAAGGTATTAGATCACTATGAGAATCCTAGAAACGTTGGTAAATTCGCCGATGACGAAGAAGGTATCGGAACAGGCATGGTCGGCGCTCCAGCATGCGGAGACGTCATGCGGCTTCAAATCAAAGTATCGGATGACGGAACTATTGAAGACGCTAGATTCAAAACTTACGGATGCGGCAGTGCTATTGCTTCTTCATCGCTACTCACAGAATGGGTTAGAGGAAAGTCCCTTGACGAAGCAGGAGAAATCAGTAATGTCCAAATTGCTCAAGAATTATCACTCCCGCCTGTAAAGATACATTGTAGCGTATTAGCAGAAGACGCAATCAAAGCAGCTATCAAGGATTATAAAACCAAAAATGAACTTGTTCGACCCGAAAATGCAGAACCCGATAACCGTTACGGAGCGAGCAGCTAGCTGGATTGGAAATCAACTTGAAACGAGAGGCAAAGGTTTAGGTATTCGCCTTGCAGTTAAACCTGGTGGTTGTACAGGCTGGGAATATGTTATAGAATATGTTGATCATCAACTTATTGAAGATAAAGTGATCAATGATAATGGAATAACTGTATTTGTTGATCCAAAGAGTTTAGCAATGCTTTTTGGATCACAACTAATCTTTAAAGAAGAAGGTATCAACTGTGGTATTGAGATAATCAATCCAAACAGTACAGCTACCTGCGGATGTGGTGAGAGTTTTAGTGTATGAGTGACATCTATGTAATCAAGCGAAGTGGATCAAAAGAAGTCCTAGACCTCGAAAAGTTTCATAAAGTAGTAATGTGGGCATGTGATGATATCAAAGGTGTATCACCATCAGAAATCGAACTAAAGTCTCATGTCCAGTTCTATAATAACATCCAATCCGCTGACATCCAAGAAACGTTGATCAAGGCAGCAGCTGATCTGATTAGTGAGGAAACTCCAAACTATCAGTACGTAGCTGGACGTCTTATCAACTATCACTTGAGAAAGCAGGTATACGATAACTACAGACCTGATCATATTTACAATCATGTAAAGCGCATTGTTGATCTTGGTTTCTATACTAAGGAGCTGCTTGAGTGGTACACCCATGAAGAGTTCGATCAGATGCAGTCCTTTATTGATCACTCTCGCGATGAATTCTTAACCTACGCTGCTATGGAACAATTCCGCGGCAAGTATCTTGTACAAAACCGAGCAACAAAAGAAATCTATGAAACACCACAAACCGCCTACATGCTTATTGCTGCCACACTATTCCACAGCTACGGTGAGGACCGAATGCAGTGGATTAAAGACGCGTATAATGCATTTTCTAACTTTGACGTTTCTCTGCCAACTCCAGTAATGTCTGGCGTGAGAACGCCTATAAAACAATTCTCGAGCTGCGTATTGATCGAGACAGACGATAGCCTGGAGTCCATTAATGCAACATCTTCATCAATTGTTAAGTACGTTTCGAAAAAAGCTGGCATCGGTATTGGAGCTGGTTCTATTCGTGCCCTTGGTCAGCCTATTCGTGGTGGCGATGCTACTCATACTGGCGTTATCCCTTTTTACAAACTGTTTCAAGCTAGTGTTAAATCTTGTAGTCAGGGCGGTGTTAGAGGTGGAGCAGCGACTCTTTACTATCCTATCTGGCACCTCGAGATAGAAGATTTACTTGTCCTCAAGAACAACAAAGGTACAGAAGATAACCGTGTCCGTCATCTTGACTATGGTGTACAGTTTAACAAGTTAATGTATGAGCGTTTAATGGAGGGAGGTGACATTACTTTGTTCTCTCCAAATGAAGTACCAGAAATGTACGATGCGTTCTTCACAGACAATGATAAGTTTAAAGATCTGTATGAAAGAGCAGAGAGAGCAACAAAGCTAACCAAAAAGACTATCCCAGCTATTGAACTATTCTCAGCCTTCTTGCAAGAGAGAAAAGACACTGGTCGCATCTACTTGATGAATGTGGATCATGCCAACAGTCACGGAGCCTTTGTTCCTGAGGTGGCACCTGTACGTCAGTCCAATCTTTGTTGTGAGATTGATCTACCAACTAAACCTTTAAAGAGCGACGATGATCCAAACGGTGAAATAAGTCTATGCACCTTGGCTGCTATCAACTGGGGTAATATCAGAACACCAGCTGACTTCGAAAAGCCAGCGCTAATTGCAGTACGAGCTTTGGATGCTTTGCTTGACTATCAAGAGTACCCAGTAGAAGCTGCAGAGCGCTCTACAATGAATCGTAGACCACTCGGTATTGGTATCATCAACTTTGCATACTGGTTGGCTAAGCACGATACTAACTACTCTGATCCAAACTTAGAGTTGATCGACGAATGGGCAGAAGCATGGTCATACTATTTGATCAAAGCATCAGCGGACTTGGCTGTAGAGAAGGGTGCGTGTCCTAAGAACAACGAAACAAAATATGGTCAAGGGACACCTCCTAACTTTACCTACAAAATTGAAGTAAATGAGCTCGTTGCGCCTAAAGATAGAATGGATTGGGATTCATTAGTATATCAGTTACAAGAAACTGGAATTCGTAATAGTACGCTTATGGCTTTGATGCCTTCCGAAACTTCGAGTCAGATAAGTAACGCTACCAACGGAATTGAGCCACCTCGAAGCTTTGTGTCAATCAAGCAATCGAAGGATGGTATTCTTAAGCAGGTAGTACCAGAGTATCGACGATTGAAGAACAAGTACGAGCTTCTGTGGGATCAAAAGTCTCCAGAAGGGTACTTAAAGATTATGGCTGTACTACAGAAGTACATCGACCAGGGTATATCAGTTAACACATCCTATAATCCTCAGCACTATGAAGAGGAGAAGATTCCGTTGAGTGAGATGTTAAGACACCTTGTAATGTTTTACAAGTATGGTGGTAAGCAACTTTACTACTTCAACACATACGATGGCGCAACCGACGAAATGGAACCGCCAGCACACTCATACGAAGGACAGCCTCTACCAGAAGAAGATGACTGCGAGAGCTGCAAGATCTAGGAGCAACAATGCGATCTGTATTCGATACCAAAAAGGTTGACAATGTCACCCAACCAATGTTCTTTGGTGCACCAGTTAACATTGCTCGTTATGAAAATCTCAGATACAAAACATTTGATAATCTTACCGAGAAACAACTTGGTTTCTTCTGGAGACCCGAAGAAGTTGACATTGGTAGAGATAGTAAAGACTTTCGTAGCTTGTCCGATCACGAGCAACATATTTTTACTTCTAATCTGAAGAGACAAATACTTCTTGACAGTGTACAGGGCAGAGCTCCTTCCGAAGCATTCATGCCTATCTGCTCACTACCCGAGTTAGAGAACTGGTTGGTTACTTGGACGTTTAGTGAAACTATTCACTCTCGCTCTTACACTCACATCATCCGAAACATCTACAGCAACCCGAGTGAGGTGTTTGATAACCTGCTTGATATACAAGAGATTGTAGATTGTGCAAAGGATATCAGTAAGTACTATGATCTGGTAATCAAACAGCCAAACAAAAAGAACCTTTGGATGGCTCTCAACGCAGTGAACGCGTTAGAAGGAATCAGGTTCTATGTTTCATTTGCTTGCAGCTGGGCATTTGCCGAACTAAAGAAGATGGAAGGCAATGCAAAGATCATTAAATTTATTGCAAGAGACGAGAACGTACACTTGGCATCAACACAACAAATGTTGAAGCTCCTTGCCAGAGACGACAAAGAGTTTGCAGCTATAAGAGAAAAAAGCGAACAACAAGTAATAGATCTATTTGATAGCGTCGTTCAGCAAGAAAAGCAATGGGCTGAGTACTTGTTCAAAGACGGTTCAATGATTGGGTTGAATGCTGAGCTGCTTGGAGACTATGTAGAGTGGATAGCTAGCAAGAGGATGCACGCAATCGGTTACAAGTCTCCTTATAGAGTTGAGCAAGCAAACCCATTGCCTTGGACGCAGAAATGGATAAGTGGAGGAGAAGTACAAGTAGCACCACAAGAGACAGAGATTACATCGTATGTTGTTGGTGGAGTTAAGAAGGATGTTAATGAAAATACATTTGCAGGAATGTCTCTATGAGCACTTTAACTTGTAGTTGTGAATGTGGTAGCTGCGGAGCAGAATATAATGTAAGCTACGATGATGATCAGTTTGGTATAGGCACAGAAGATCCAACGTTTTGTCCTTTTTGTGGTACTGAGCTAGATCAGTTTTATGTTGAAAATGATTTAGAAGAGTTAGATTTCGAGGAAGATTAAATGTCAAGCTGGACCTATGAGGGCCAGCCATTTACATCTGATATGATAAGTGATAATGTCGGGTTCGTATACCAGATAACTAATTTACAGAATGGAAAAAAATATATTGGAAAAAAGTGGTTCTGGTCTACTAAGAAGCTACCTCCGCTTAAAGGAAAGAAGCGTAAGCGAACGGTAAAAAAAGAATCTGATTGGATGAAATACTTTGGCTCTAGTGAAGAGGTAAAGTTGTTGGTTGAACAACACGGCGAAGATAACTTCGAAA